CAGTAATATAGTTCTTCGCTCTTGTAACAAGCGATGGCATTGAGCCGACATAATCTGGAGTCCAACCAACAACCTTGTTAGTTTTGTTGATGTTCATCCATCTCTTAAACTCACTTAATTTGACACGCTTAGAATACTTGGTAAAGACACCATTCTTTCTAATAAACTTATAAATTAAGTAAGATTTAACGCGCCTATTTTCAAGCTTAGGTTTAACTACATTCACAAATCTAGGGTTGTTTAGTCTAAGCAAATGCTGTCTAATCTCATTGGTTCCGCTATTAGATGTAGTTCTTGCTTTATACTTTAGCGTTGACTTCTTTGAAGTGAACGAAGAGAAGTGAGGACACCACGTCTTGTTAACAAGACGTTTGTCCTTAGACGTATAACTTCTCAGACGCTCATAAAATTTCTCAATAGTAGGTCGACTTACTTTAACGCCATACTGGACACTAGCTCATCAATGTCAATACTTGGATCAGCTTCTATAATTTCAAGAAGTTTAATTTTGAACTGTATCAACATCTCACGAGCATAACGTTTTCTGGACTCACCAATATCAACCTCTTTATCTGCAGGAGTATAATTATCTAAAGCAAGCTGCAACGACGCAGGCATTGCTTCAGCAGTAAGTGTAATTATCTTAAGAACCTTGTCTGTGCCAATAAACTTAGAAACATCAGCCTTATATTCAGCATCTAACCGCTTAACCTTCTTCTCATACTCAAGAGCTAATTCACGACGCGCCTCAGCATTTGCAGCTGCCTTTTTGTTAAGAAGTAGAACTTTATCTTTGATCTTTGAATAAGCACCTGGTTCAACGTGATCTTTAAGATAAAGTGGAAGTTGCGTAAGATCAGAGTATAGTAAATTAGCTTGAGCAAACCAACGAGCCAATTCACGAGTACGACCGCAAAGTCGTGTAAGATTATCAAACTTGACATCGTCGTCTACACCAGAGATTGGAAGATGTGGAAAGTCAGTTCTAAACTTATCTAAGATTAAAGCTTTCTTATCATAAGCTACTGATTCAGACTTGATAACTACCCAATTATCCTCAGACTTATCAGGTTGATTAAACTCAATAAAACCATCCTTATATCCAACTTTAATACCCATAAATAACGCCCTCCATTGGCGTAGTGCAAAAGATATATGCCATCTTTAGTAGATGCCCATCTGAAACCCTTAGTAGCCATGAAAATAACTACATCAAACAGGATCTACATAGACGATGGTGGTATGATCAACGCGTTTCGCGGAGGGGTCCCACGGTACCTCTAGAACGACTCGCCGTATACTAGTCAATGACGAGTGGATGGCACTTACTTTTTACGGGTATTTATTCAACCTTCTGATAGCCCACAGTCCCATACTATAATCTAATAATATGGAGACAGACGATGTCAAAGCATATAAACGTACGCAAGGGAAATACGCATTATTGCCCGGAGGTGCAATACCGCAGAAATTAAGTAGATATACGAGGTTAGTCCAACTCAGACCAGATTTACGCGATCTACTAATCAATGAAGGAAGCATTATGTTAGCCAATAGGCGCGACTTAAATGCACGCTGTCTACTCAACTAACCAATAAGAGGCTACTTTCCCCATTCACTTAGATGGCAATACGCTAGGAACGCATGTG